TCTTAATGCTACATCAACTCCTGTACCCCACTTCTCTGGTGTTGTTCTCCAAATTTTAGGTGATGTCCACAATTCACAAAGTGCACAATTTCCAAAATCGTAGTAAGGTATTGATAGAATCGGTAAATTGTAGAAATCATAATCATTTCTACCCTCTATCTTTTCTAATATTGTAAAACATTTTATATTTTCATAATTCTGCAAGTAACTGATTGGTTGAGAGCTTGGATAAATGTTTGTAGCAAATACTTGTCCAATACTTCCTGTCGTTGCAGTTACTGCATTGTATATATCACCCGTTTCGCAATCTTCTATTCTATAATAACTTCCAGAAGGATTAATTAAAAAAAAAAGACAACGATTTTTATCATTGTGAACTGTCAGGTCGAAAGTAGCGGACCAACCCGCCAGTCCATTATCGTACCTATCTTTAAAGGGTTCACAACTTATCTCACTATTAATCTCAAATCCCTCAACACTTCGCTGTGTGTAAGCAGTAAGGTCATTAAGGATACTAAGAGTATTGGCATGAATATCCACCACATCATCCGTACCATAGTAAGGAATCTCTTGTGAATTTGTTTCTCCCTCTGATTCATCATTATTTAATTTAGTTTTATCAGCAACAATCAATTGAATTTGGTATTCAGTTGTTGATGTACCAAAGTTAGCTCCTTGTACAAGAATATTACCAACGGGATACATTGGAAATTCTTTACTATCTATACTAAAAACATCACCTTGTGTTACATGCCCAATAGATGGGTGATTGTTCATAATTGTTTTAAAGTAATTAAGAACATTGTAATACAACGAGAAGTTTGTAGCGTTATTATGAACGATTTGTTGACTAGCCATATAGATTTTTATAATTGTATTCCGCCGAAATATTGATTTTGCATATCTGGATAAATCTGTGTCTGATTACCAACTGATTCGTAGTATTGAGGGATATTGTTACTATATGAGATTAAATAATCTTGCATTCTTGTTGCATAGTAATCAGCATTGTTCAATGCTTTGTTCAATAAGTAATCAACTTCACCCTTAGTTGGAGCAACACTCTGGTCAGAAAGATGTTTAACAGCACCTTGTGATTTAAACGAGATTGATGAGAACGGAATATATTCTACACATGAATACCATAGTAAAACATATTTGATGTGGTTGTTCATCAAATCTTGATAGTACGAATCTAATTGACCAAACGTACCATCCTCAATTTTTTCTTGCAAGTAATAAAATAAGACCGTACCTAATAAGTTTAAAAGGTATTTGTCTTGTGCAGTTCTAACGAACGGCAATAACGCATCAGCATCTATTGCACCTTGTAGTGGTGAATTTTTGATAATGTCATTTCTTGTGATAAATAATGGATAAGCCATAGTCAGTTAATTTATTCGTAATTTTGTTTAAAAAAAGCTTGTGAACTTCTAACATACTTTTCTTCCGGTGATTCTTCCATTTCTACTGTGTCTGAATTTTCCATAGATTCATTTACATCCTCTTCAACCTGTGCGATTGTTTGGTCAGTTTCTTCTGCAGTTTGAGAAAGTATCACCAATGGTGTTAATTGTTCGAATGACAGGTCTTTTTTACCCCAACCACCATTCACAAAGGCATCTGAAATTGAATTCAAGATAAGGTTCTGGAAGGGTTGTATTGTCATTGTTTGAAAAATAGAATAGGCCGTTTTCATCTCTTCTGATTGGGAGCTAAATCCATTGTTAGCAGTCCTTATTCCAAAAAGAAGTGGTGAAACGATTCTATGTGCAACTAAGATTCTATCTTGTGCATAATCTGCAACGTATTGGAACTTCTCATGTAAGTTATCAATAGAGATTGCATCTATTGTTGGTTTGTTATTTGCTTCATCGTTAAATGATAACATAAATCTACCAGCATTACGAGTACCAGTAAATTTAGATTCAATCATTGCTTCGATTGTTTGTCTTTCTTCAGGAGCAGGAACACCATTGTTCATATTAATCATTACCAAAGGTAAGAATCCATTTTCAATGTTATTCAAATGAGCATTACTCAATTCTGCCTCTACAAATGAAAATTGTAATGCAGGAATCCAATCTGGTAAAGAGTAATAGTATCTATTTGGTTCGTATTCCTTAATGTAAAGAACTTCTATTTCTTCATTAGATGAACCGAATACAGGTATTCTGATTCTCTCTTTTTGTTTTTTATAATCATTCCAATCAGTACAATAAAAATAATTTTGAACTTTTGTATGACCGTGTAACTTTTCAGCTCTTAATGTCTGAACAGGTATATGGAAGAACTTACGAATTTTAGTATGTTCTTTATTCCAAATGATTTGGAATGCTGCATTACCATAAAGTTTCAAATCAAATGAAACTTTTCTTAAATCCTCAGCAGGAATTAATTTACTTAAATCCTCTTCGAATGTTGTATCTCCAGTAACTAACCCTTTACCATAAATTAAATCAGCCGAACCTTCAACACATGCTGCGTTGGTTGTTGATGTATTATATGCTTCAGTAATAACATCAAAATAATCATCAGTTCCGTTAATACCAATTGGTACCCAGTTTTGACGAGTTTTTGTATCTTCCGTTATGATAGGAATATCCTGTCTTGTAAGGTTTAATACTGAAAAGTTTTGATTTGTCTTCATATTAAGTTAAAATTATGTATTCGTTTGATGACCCCGTATATGAGATGTATCCATCATTTTGTGTTTTATACTCAGTCTTATCTACCGATTGTGATGCAAATACTTGTATACTACCATGCCATAGTGCTTCATTACTACCACTATTCAAAAGAGTTGCACGATATTCACTACCTACAATAGCACCACTAATACTAGCAGTGAACTGAATGTATGATTCGTAACCTTCAAATGATGTTGAAATCAAACTTGCAGTAAAGTTATTTAATCCGTACATATCTTGTAAGGATAAAGTAAACTGATTTGATGCAGTTGGTTGTGTTCTAATGGTGTATCCGTTACTTCCAGATATGTAATATGTTAGCATTAGGCCGTAATTAAGTTGATTTATCTTAGCTTTAACAAATAAGAAGTTAAAAGTAGTGAAATAAAAAACCCACTCCGTAATGAAGTGGGTTCTTAATATGTAAAGTGAATATAGATTAACTATACACAATTGTTGGTTGAGCACTTAATCCAGCGAATGGATTAGTTGTAGTTGAGCCAGATAAGAATGCTGCTGGTAAAGGTTCAGTTCCAGTGAACGTTACTGAATAACCATAAAGGTCACCCAATCCTGCACCTGTTTGAATTGTACCACCGGTAACATCCATTCCTTCGGTTTGTCCTGCTAATAAAGCATCACCATTTTTAGTCCATACGATGATTTGAGGTCTGCCGTATGCCATCAATTTCAATTGTGTTGTCATTTCGTTAGTCAACTTCTTCAAATTCAGAGATAACTCTGGTGCGAAGAAAGTTGTACCATTTTCACGAGATGAGTTGACAGTTTCAGTATATGCACTTGTACCTTTCAATTCATAATAGTACACGGTACTACCTGATGGAAGAGCAGTGATTTGACCACTACCATTAGTTGTAAATGAGCCAGTTGTAAAGTTTAAGAAATAAACTCCCTGTAAACCTCCTACTGATTCCTTACAAACCTCTTGTCTTCCTTGTGTTAAATTACAAGCCATAATATTGATTTTTGTTTTAAGTTATTAAAAGGGTGAGAACTTAATCTCACCCATTAATTTGAAATTGATTAGTATGCTCCGTAGTAAACTACATCAGATAATACACCTAATTGTACACCACCAGAATATCTCATGATGATACGGAAATTATCAGAACCATCTAAGTCTGCCATATCTAGCACCTTAACCTGATTATAATCTGACAATAATCCGGTCCCGAAGAACAAGTTTGATTTTTGTGCTGCAAATACTTTAGATGCAGATAAACCTGGGCAATGTACTAATTCGATACCATTGAAGTTTAATGGTTTCTCACCAACGTTTAATTGGTTGTTGAATCCGTTTGCTCCTTGTGCACCACCTGCTAATGCTTGTTGGTAAGCTTTTACAACGTTTGTTGGAACGTAGATTAAAAGGTCTTCTTTACCATAAACCGTGTCAGGAATAGTATCAACGATAGAGTTTAACTTATCTAATACGTTTGCTGAAGTGATTGAACCAGAGATAACTACTGAACCAGATTTAGCAGAGATTACACCTGTTGATGCTGCAATTGAAGCAGAAGCTAAAGTTTGGAATCCGTTGAATTCACCTTGATTAGAAGTTACACCAGCCCAAATTGTTTGTTCTGTTTTTTCTGCAACTTTACCACCTACATAAGATACTAAGTAATCAGTAAATGATTTAGGGATTTCATTAAAAGCAGAATATCCTAAAGAAATTGCTTCCCATGACTGGATAAAGTTAGACTTACATAATTGTAAGTTTACTTGTAATTCTTCTGGCTCTAAGATTCTTTCAGAAATTGAAACTGAACCTGAAGTTGTGAAATCACAAGATGCATCCTTTACGATTGTATCTACATCAATCTTTTGGATTACCGATTTGTATTTTACGTTTGGCATGATGGTTACATAACCATTGTCCAATGTTTTTGCACTTAAAAGCGATGCGGCTATGAAACCGGAAGCTGCTTCACCTGCGTATGTACTATTAGTAATAGTAGGTAGTGCGAAGTTTTGATTTTTTCTCATTTTGAATAAGTTTTTTTGTTATTTGTATAATTTTGATAAGAAACGAGATTGAGTATCTTGTACTTTATCTGCTGTTCTTTTTACTGCTGATAATTTAGTATTACCACCAACGTTTTCAACTGGTGCACCATCTAATTTAGGAAGTTCATCATCTTCATCTACATCTTTTGGTTCGATATCAGATTCTTCTTTAACTTCTTCCATTGCTTGGATTTTCTTTTCTAATTCTTCGATTCTGTAAGATAGTTTCTCATATGCTGCTGCTAAATCTTCTTTATCAGTATCAGCTGGAATTGGTTCTACTTCTTCCGTTGTTTCATCATCAGATGTTGTTGGTTCAAATCCTTCTTCTGCCATCTTAGTGGCGCCAGAAACTACTGAACCTTCTGCTGTTGGAACTACATTTACTTTTGATTTTTGGTCTGCTTGTGGAATAGGTTTAACGTCAACCATTTCTAGTTCTACGTTTTCTCTTTCTACAATCTTACCACCTTCTGTTCTTACTTTGATGTAAGTTTCATTACCTTCGGTATCTTTTAATGCTAAATCGTGCGTTCCATCTGGTGCAGGAGTTTTAGTTCCATCTTCTGAAACTACCTCTACTGCTTCACCCACATCAAACGTTGGAGATTCAACAATTGTACCATCAGTAAGTCTTGCGTAAGTTAATGTTACTTCCTTTGCATCCAAAGAAAGAAGAGTCATTATCTTTTTTAGTACGATGTTTGAGTTCATAATTTTTGTTTTCTTTTTAATATTAACAATGTATACGTGTTCCGTATTAATTTTTTTTGTTTTTTTTTATGCTCCGGTTAATCTACTGATGATTCCGTTCCATTCTTGTAATGGTCTTAAAGTTCCACCACTATTTAAAAATACCTTTTTGTAGTATGTTCCATCAGTTGCAAACATATGTAAATCACCATTTGGACCCATTACAATTGTTTGCCAATCTTTGTTCACAATTGTTTCATAAGAAACCGAATTATTAAATGGATTATATATTACCATTGTATTGGTATTACCGACAGTGTATATCTTACCATCAGCACCAACTGCATAGTTGTTAGCTTTTGTATCAGTTACACCTGTCAATACTGCTGCAGCAATATTTGTAGTTGGATTGATTCTATAAATTGTAGATGCACCATATGCTGGAAATACATAAAGGAAACCATTTGGATGTTGAACCACATCTCTATAATATTCACTTATATCACCACCTAAATTAATATATTCAATCCCATCAGTAAATGGATTGTAACAATGTAGACCAGCTGAAGCTCCTCCACCTGCACCATAGTATATCTTTCCATTTACACCCATAGTTCCGTTTTGAGGGTCACCTGTTACTGATGTTACTCCAGTATTACTAATGGTATTGTTAATCAAATCCATTTTCATTATTGCAGTACTACCAATCCACTTACTACCATATGCATATCTTCCATCATAAGATGTACCAAACCAAAATGAATATGTACCACTCGTATAGTTTACGGAGGTAACATAGGTATCATCTAATGTATTGATTACTTTCATTGCACCACTACCAGGTAAATAAACCTTTTTAGTAAATGGTGAATAGAAACAAGAATATGTTGCAAGGTCACCCGTAGATGTAATTGTACTTCTAGCATCAGTATAAGTGTTAATAACTGTGATAGTTGTAGAACCTGCATCTGCTGCACCATATAATTTACCATTATCCGCAAGTATCATATGGTTGATTGCTCTACCAACTGATGTCATTGCTGATGCTGTTGCGTAAGTTCCACCATTGTTTGGTGAGAAATAACTTAATCCAGCTCTACACCATTGGTTGGACTCGTATTGAGACCAATCCAATAGTGATTGTTGTGGAAATGTAATATCTTCGAATGCTGCTGGTGCAATCATATCTTATAAAAAGTTTTTAATTGATGTTGCTAAGACAGTTGAACCTGTGATAGCAGCTAATGTTAATAAATCAATCGCAGAACCCGTTGCTGTTGCTTGGTAATCATTACCACCTGCGAATAAAATCGTTGGTGAGAATACCACACTACCAGTTGAAGCACCTGCTGGTTGATTGATTTGTATATTTACTGTCTGTCCTTTAATTGTATTTGAAACTTCAAAACGAGTTGTTGCTCCACCTGCCAATGTAATTGAGAAGAAGTTACCTTTTGTGAAATCAATTGATGCAGTGTTTGATGTAACACTCAATTCATTTACAAATCCACTCATACTTCCAGTCACTTGAAGTGAACCAGAGATTGATGCTGTTCCACTATAAGGGAATGCTGCACCACCTCCACCGAATGAAGATGTAGGGACAGTTTGTGTTCTATTTCCACTACCACCTACCCAAACGTATCCTTGTTGTAAAGATGCAGTAAGTGTAGATGATAGGTTTAAACTACCAGTTAGTTGTGTTGAACCTTGTAATATTACTGTGTCTGCTTTAACCTTAGCAGTAGTTGTATTGTTATTGTTATCTAATAATTCAATTACATCATAATCGAATCCGGTACCAGTACCAATTAAAAATTGTGTTCTACTTGGTCCAACATACATTGCTGAATACTTTTCAAATGTACTATTAGCAAATTCAATCCAAAATGTTTGGTCTAGACCAGCAGATGCATAATCTCCTAAACTAAAAGTAGCAGTTGGATATGTTGTTCCATTTGCTCCAACGAATGTAGGCAACTTAATGAAATCTATTTGTGATTCATTAGATGCTGTTGGTACTAATGCACTGAATGAGCCTGAAATGATTGTACTACCTGTAATAAATGTATTACCACGCATCGAAGTACTACCTGAAATATTTGTACTACCCGTAATAAATGTATTACCTCTTATGGCAACACTACCTGTTACATTGATACCATATTTAAAATCTGATTTCTTCCAATGTTCTGCAGTACCATCAGTCTTCCAAATAATTGCACTATCACTACCATCTGGATTATTACCATTTGCAATAATCATTGGAACGGTTGTTCCACCATATTGTGCAGTGTATGCATTAGCAACTAAACCAAGATAAGTTGTATCAGGATAAGAACCTTGTCTATATATACCAAATCCACCAAACTCATTATTGTTATTAGAAATAATTGCATCGAATGTTGGAAATTGTGAACCTGAATTTGCTGCATTTAGTTTTGCTGTAAATGTAGCAGTACTTCCTAATGAAGTAATACCATTACTACCAACTATACTACCAGCAGAACTGATTCCACTATTACTTAATACTAATCCGTTACCACCACTTTTGTTTATTGTGATTGTATCAGTAGTTGTTGTACTACCACTAATGATTTGATTACCATTGAATGTATTACTTCCAGTAGTTGCAAATTTATTGTTTAATATTGTTTGAGATGCAGTTACTGCACCTAATGTATTCCACTTAGTATCGTTAGATTGAGTGTAGGTATTTAACGCAAGTGTTGATTGGTATCCTTGTTGCCAACTACCACTTTGTGTTCCTAACGTTGTATTCTTACTTTCTTGTGATTGAGTAAATGCGTTTAATGAACTTAAATCAGTTCCACCTCCACTCCAACTACCTGATTGAGAACCAATGGTTGCAAACTTAGTAGCGAATAAAGATGAACTTGCTTCTTCAGCAATTAATCTACTATCTACTGATGAAGAGAATGATGCAGGAGAACCTAATCCAGTAATGGATGATGCAGATACGGAGTTTGCAGTAACTGCTCCTACGAATGCTGCTTGTGTTCCACCACCCGCACCCATTTGAACTATGTTAGTTCCATTGGATGTTTGTAATTCTAAACCATTACTACCTTGTGCCTTAATATGATGAGTAACTAAGTTACTATTATTGACCATATTAATATCAC